GAACTGATTTAGCAACCTGTGCTTGTCTAGCTTTGTTGTATTTGTTTTTATTTACATAACTAACTAACCTTTTGATTTCAGGATCATCCGAGCTTGCATATATACCATTTATAGTTTGTCTTAACTCTTTTTCTAGTTCTGCAAATGTATTACCAACTAATGTATTCTGATAAACTTTCTCTGATAACCTTCTTGTAAACGTATTAGATACATCTTTAAACTGAGTAAAATACTGTTGTTTTAAATTTCTAATTAATGACAAGTCACCTTTTGTAAGTTCTTGAAATTCAACAGGTATATTACCAATAGCTTTAAATGCTTTCTCTATTCTTTTTGCTTGTTTATTAAAACCTTCTCTAACAACAGTATCTGTCCAGGCCAAATACTCTTTTTCAAGAATAGATTTTATTTGTGGTCTTATTGCTATAGCTGCTTGGAGTTCTATTAACTTACCATCTGTTAAAGGTAACCTGCTTGCTGATAAAATTACTTCTCTCTCTATTCTATCTAATGTTTCTACTAATGTTTGATAATATCTAGCTTCAGCAATTTCTATTTGCTTAATTCTATATTCGGTTGCGTCTTTTACAATATCTGACATTCATTAAATCTGCTCTTGCTCAACTTCTTGATCTTCTTGTTGCGGTTCGTCTTGTGTAAATTCACCTACTTCAGACTTTGTTTCTATTTCTTCAAATATTTGATTTAGTCTTTCATCATCATCTACTACTGCTCTTGCAATTTCTTTATCTACTTCTTTCTCAAATGTAGGTGATCCTATGTTCATTGCTTTTGCTTGTTGGAAGTAAATTAGATCAGAAGCATAATCTCTAATATTAAATGAATCTGGGTAATTTATTTCTCCATCAAATGTAGTATTTTGAAACATTGCATAACATCTAAATAGCTGCTCCTCTGCAATTTCTAAATTATCAGCTTTCTCTGAAAGTCTAGCATTTAATAATTCAAATTCTGTTTGTAATGCTATTCCTGATGACACTTGCTGTTTAGTTGTTCTTACAGCTCCTGTATGTGCAATTCTATTTATTGATTCTACTTTGTTATTTATTGATTCCATAATAGAAGTAAGATTTTGACCTGAAGGCTGTAATAGATATGGTTTTAAATTAGAGTCTATTTCCTCTGGCATTTCTATAACAGCTCCTGCACCTGCACTTGCATTTACACTTGGAGTCTTAACTAATGATGGATGGTTTGTTAATCTAATTAATTGTTCTATTTCTGAATATTCATTGTAAATCGCTTTTTGTATATCTGCTATATCGGTCAGGTCAGATTGACCAATTCCTCTCTTGTGCGATTTAGAATTGTATAAAATAACTGCTGGTATTTTGCCAATCTGATTATCGGCAGTATCTATCACCTGTGGGTCTAGTCTATCTTTTTGGTATAAGGTATCTATTCTTTCAGGAGTCCACATTTTTAAATATGTACCTCCATGTTTATCTACTTCTTCTCTTATCTTCAGGTAATCTAAAACATACTTTCCGTTTGGTTCTCTTTTAAAATTCCAGTCTAATACATTTTCTGGTGTAACTATTGAAACGTATGGTCTTATATCTTGATCAAGTTCCTCAGCTCTTGTTCTTGTTTGAACTGCTGGTTTATCTAAAATCATAAAAACATGACCATAAATAGAGGCATAGTTTTGTGCTTGTTTTATTACATTGTTAAAACTATTACCTTCTAAATCTGCATCTGCTAAAAACGCATCCAGGCTAGGTTCATCTGCCATGCTGCCAAAATCTCTTGATGGCTTTACTCTAAATAAAAAGGATGAATAAATTTGGATTATGTTTTTACAATGGTTGTCACAAGGAGTATTGGAAAGTCTTTGATTAAACTCGTTATCTAATTCAAGATTATATCTGTTTAAATATTGACCTAAAGTGTAATCATAGCCACCATTATAACTTCTAATGTAATACTCCCAAAGGTTTACTGTTTCGTCATAATCTTTATGAGTATCTAGTGCCTCGTCTCTTGTGTATGCCATAATTTCCTTTTATATTCCATCTTGTTGGTAGAGAACTAGGCATTTGTGCTACTAAAGGTTTTATATAATCAATCATATAGCCTAAAGCATCATTCATGTGATCAAACCCATCCTCTTTATCAGGAATATTTGTATCTTCCTTGTATGTTTGTCTTTGTAATCCTTTTATAAGATATTTGCAAGAATTGCTAATGAAAATATATCTGTTGCCATTTGAGTCTTTCAGCTTTGAGTTCACAGCATTAATTCTATCTCTAACTGCTGGATGTCTATGTTTTACTTTAACCTGGAATCCTGCGTTTTGTAAAATAGATAAATCTGTTTTACCTCCAGCACTTGTCTTTCTTTGTCTTGATGCAGGATCAGGATATATAAATATTTTAATTTTAGTTCCATATCTATCTTTAATCTCTTGGCACATTTCATCAGTATTACTTGAATAAATTACTATCTCATCTAATAGATATACCTTATCTTTTTCTATCTGGGCCACGCAGGCTGACATAGGATCAACGTTAAAATCCATTCCAATATGTAAAGGCTTTGTCCAATCTATCTTTTTATTTACAACAGACTCAACTGGATGAAAATTATAATAAACAGCTCCAGCATAGTTTTCAAAAGTACCTTCAAATTCTTGTCTAAATGTTCTGATGTCCAGGTCTTGTTTAGCTTGCTCTATTTCTTTCTTTGTAACCATTCCACCATCTAAAGTAGTAAACTGAAAACTATCCCACTCAGGATCAGTTTTACCTTTTATAAACATTTCATAACTCCAGTTTCCATATCCTTTTGGCGATCCACACATTAATACAGCTCCAAGAGTGTCAGCTACAGAAGCTCTTAATACTTCAAACCAAGTTCTTTTATCTATATCGGAAAATTCGTCTAGTATAAGAAAGTTAAGTCCAGTTCCTCTTAAAGAGTCTGGCATATCAGCAGTTTTTAAACTAATTGTGCTGCCTGTCTTTCTTATTGTAATAGTTAAGGTTGTTTCGTTAATATCTTCTATCCAATGAAATTGACTTAATACTTCTTTAAGATTTGACCAACATATATCCTTGGCCATTTTAAGTGTTGGTGCTACATACCAAATTTTTTGATTTGGTCTTGCTGCATATTTCATCATCTCTGTTATAGCAAGATATGTTTTTCCAAATCTTCTGCCTGATATGAGGACTCTAAATCTTTTATTTGATGATGATATAAGATGTTGTGGTTTTGTTAGAGTTATCTTCATGGCAGCCAAATTTTATGTAGATATTAAATTTATTAACATCCTCTCTACCTAGTTCAATAATTTTATCATAGCTTTTTGTATAACCATCAAGCATACAACTGTAACCATCAGGATATGTTTGGTTTACCCTCATTGGTGGCATACAGGTTGTTTTGCCCTCTATGTAAGCACACATAATCATAGTTAATAAGTATTCCATTTATTTTTTCTTTCTGTAATATTTTCTGTGTACCTGTACTCTCCATGTCCAATGGAATATTGACCTTGATACTTTTTCTATCTTCGTTAATAACCAATCTATCATTTTTAAAACTCATAAATTATTTTAATTTTTCTATCCTTAATATTTTGTTATCTGCATCTAACTCAGCTTTTACTTTAGAACACATATAAACTGCATTGCTGTTTCTAGTTGCTATTCTTTTCTTTTCTAAACATTTACTAATAGATGGAGTCCAAGTCATCTCAACAAGTTTTTGATCTACTCCTACAAACATCAATAAAGCTATAATTGTTTCCATTAGTGACTACCATTTCTTAATTTTTCTATTTGTTTATTTATATTATCTACTTGCTCTTTTAAATGATCTATATTGACTTTGTTGTATCTACTAGCTTCAATCTCTTTTTCTATTGATTCTATTTGAGATGCTAAGTGTTCTATTAACATATACATCTCCAGGTTCTTAGGTTCTTGTTCAGCTTTCTTTAGTAGGTCTGCCTGGAATAAGGTATCAGCTGTCTCTAGTGAGCTAATCCTCCCAGTCAAATTTGCGTATCCAAAGACAGCTCCACTAACTACAAGAATAATCCCAATTAAATTAGCAAGTGGTAATTGCAGCTTTGATTCTGAGCTTACTTTTATTGTGTCATTATCTTTTTTCATCTCCAGCTCCTAAGCGACCAATATGCAGGTGAAAGCGATTTTTGGCCACGAACTTTTTTGAGTACACCACCCATTCTAGCCATAAAGCTACGTTTTCTAGCTGGTATATGCTTTTTAATACTCATTGTTTTAGAACCAAAATTTACTTTCTGTACTCTACCTGTCCTTCTGTTACGAACAAAGACTTTAAATTTCTTTACGTCTCCTCGCATAATTTTGTTGAGTTTTACTGATCTACCTTTGTATTTAGCCATTTAAACTAAATATCATTTATTATCTACAAATGCACCCATAAAAATAACCAGAACCATCTTTCATCATGTGTAGATTGATTGGTGTGTCTAAATATTCTGTCAGTTCTAGTCTAAGAATTTCACATAAAGAAAAGCAGTCAACATCAGAAACAATATGGATATGACTTAACATTTCTTTTGTCACTTGAACAAGAGAGTAAGCTCCATCATTCATAATGATCAATTCCATTATCTTAAAGTCCTGGGTCTCCACTTATTGCAAACATAAGTGTCTTTTACACCTCTTGTTTTATACATAAAACAAAATCCATGCCTTCTTGAAAACAACCCACAAGAACCGCAGCTGCCCTGTCCTCTAGCTGCTAGTCTAAAATCTTGTGGCATCTTATGTGGTATAAACTCTCCATTAGGATAAAAGTTTGATCTTTTCATCTACCCTGGCCTCGGTATTTTTTGAAATTACGTCTGCGGTTTTTGTTCATTGAGCTTGTGTTAGGCCGCCTTCCGATAGACGTTCCTTTGTAAGTTTTCTCATAGACAACTACTTGTCCATAAACATTACCTTTTTTCTTTGCCATTTATCTCTGTAACATCTTCAGCTTTAGCTTCAATAATTAATGGCAATGGTTCTGTAGTAGATGTGGTATGTACTTTATCAACCATGTTAAGGTAATTTTTACTTAACCAGATAAGCAGCTTGTCATTACCTTTCATAGCTTTCTCATACATTTTCTTTCTTAAACTAGCTTTACCTTTATTTTTATTGACCTCAATTAAATCGGCAAATCTACGCTGCAAAGTTCTAGCTGACACACCTAAGATGCTGCCTAATTCTTCCTGGGTGCATCCTATTTGGCTAAGATTAGCGAGAACTTTTTGATCTATGTCTTTTGTAGGTCTGCCTAATTGTTTCTTAATTTTTGTCTTATTTATGTCAGATTCCATAATTTATATTTCTATCTTTTTTAACTCTTTTATGCAACCAATAGGAAATACATTTCTATCACTAAAACTTTCTTCATTATCATCATAACTTGCAAAAGTTTTTAAATGTTTTTTGTCTTTTGAGTAAACATAACCTGTTGTTGTCATAAGAGCTGGTTTCATACTATCAAACTCTTTTGAGCTAGCGTGGCCACTATCACCTAAAATATCCCACCACTTAATTTCATAAAAATAAAACTTTTTCTTATTTATTGAAATGTGTCTAAATTTTGACTTTTTTTTTGCCATTAATGTTTCTTATGTGTATTTGATTCAATTATAGCTCTATAGTATTCAAGCTGGGTTTTCAGCATTTTATTTTCTATTGAAAGCTTAATCAATCTTTTTCTGGCGAATCTAAATATTCTAAGTATTGCCTTCATATTCAACTATTGGCTCTTTTTTAAATTTATGCTTTTGGTACTTTTTACCATCTTTTTCCAATATTGTATAATGACCCCATTCTCCTATAGTTTTATACCCACTATTCACATCTTTGGTTGACCCTATACTAATAGATTTTTTAGTATCTAGTGTATTAGTATCAGGCGAGAGCTGGTGTTGAGGTGGTTGCTGCTCCTCCAGGTACTGATATTTGTCATAATTTAAGCACTCAATTATACTTACTTTTCTGCTAGGGTGGTTAGCGGTGGGTAAAAGGTGGTGTATTCTTACATTGATCATCTTACGATTCTTTAACCTTTTTATAAATGTCCGCATTTCAGAATATGTAATACCCCAAATCTCAGCATTTTTTCTTAAAGGGAAAATCAGCTCTGCTTTTTTTACAAATATCTTATTATCTAAAAAATTTAACGTCTTATCCCTATGTGTTGCTTGACTTATCATATAAATCCAAATTGCACATTGTTTCAAATTTTTAAATACAGGTGATTTCCAAATCTTTCTCCATACTAAAAAATATCCGCTTGAATTATTTCCCATTCCTCTATCCTCTCTCTCATGTTTTTTTCTAATTGTTGTTCAGTTCCATATTTCTCAATAAATGCTTTTTTACCTAAATGAACTGATATTTTACCTGTCCTATGGTGTCGGCTGCATAAACCGATGATGTTAAAATGTGAAGGTCTCAGGCCCATTCCTGTGTGCTTTCTGATGTGATGTATCTCTGCTGGTACTTGTATTCCGTCTTGCAAGCAGGCAACACAGCCATAAGATGCAACTTTACTCATCCACCTTTTCTCCTCTAATGTTGGTCTTTTTTTTGCCATACAATCGCTGTTTTACCAAATGGTGTTTTTCTCCTTTGACCACTATCTTCTATAAGTCCAAGAACTTGCAGCTCCCTGCATCTTGCACAAACACTAGACAATGGCATCTCCAACTCATCTGATATTTGATAATTAGTTGAAGCTGCTGATTTAATATACTCATAAACTTGTTCTCTTTTTGTCAGTTTATCTTTTTTATTAGACCATGCTGCTTTACTTGTATCTGTATAATTGTGTGCATTGTAATCTAACTCTAATTGTATTTTCATAAAATTATTGCTCCCAATATAAAGCCAAGTATGAAGCCGACTATATATTCTCGATTATATAGCGACCACACACTTAGCTTTTGTTTATATTTGTTAAAATGGTGCTTCCAAATCATCATCTAAAGATTCCTCAGCTGTTTGTGTTTGAACTTGTACCTGTGGGATGGCTTGGGCCACAGGTTTCATTCCATCAACATTAGCTGTTTGTCTAAATGATTTTTTAACCATTACCAAACAAAATACCTGCTCCAGGTCGCCTTTACTATATGGCTGAGGATTTGTTATATCCTGAGTCTTAGTCATATATTTTAAGACATAACCTGCATTATGGTATCTTTGAACTTCAGGAGTCATAAACCATTCATTAACCTGAGACAGGCTATATTTTCTTTTGGTCAAGCTGCAAGTAAATTTTACTTTACTTGCTTCTCCTGAGTATTCATAGCTTGGTGCTTTTTTACCTGTAGGGTAGAGCTTCATGCTCAGGCCACAAAAAGGTAAATCAAAGTTGCTTTTCTTATACATTAGTTGCTCCTTTGTTTATTGTACTCTAGGTTTCTTTGCTTAAAGTCCTCATCAAGATTCATTAAGTATTTACAAGCCTTAAAACCTTTTAGATATTTAGGCTTTACTTGAAACACTCTCATCTCAACATCTTTAACAGGTTCTTTTGGAATATTAATTACTGCTAAAAATTGAACTTTAAGATTAGTAGAATCCTCTACTAATTTTTTATAAGTATGAATTTGGATTGCCATATCAGGGTAAAAATCTTTAGATGTTTTAAAATCTAATATACCAACCTGTCCTTTATACTTAACAAGTGCATCTAACGTACCGCAGACATCCAGCTCTTTTGAGTAAAATGTCTTTTCCGTTTCAATGATCTCGATTTTTTTCTTATCCCAGAACTTTTTAAATTTACTAAACATAGTTTTTAAAGGTTCTGAATTTGGAGTAATAACTTCTTTACCTAAGATATAGTCCTCAGCTAAAGAGTGCATATTAGTTCCAATGTGCATAGCATCTTCTTTTATTGATTTAACTCTGTATTTAAGATCATCCATTAGCTGCTTTATCTCATCTACAGGTTTCTTATTGGCTTTTAAGAGCTGCTGCAATGCTTCATACACGCAGTTCTCACTCCACCACATAAGAGGCCCTTTTCCAAACCTCTCACCAATAATTGTGGTAACTCCTTTTTTCTTTAAGCCGTTCACAGTATATCTTGCTCCTCTTGCTTTAGGTGCAAACTCTATAATATTCCCATGCTTATCTTTACTTTTCTTTATCATCTCTCTCCTTCTTGGTTAGTGTTTAAGAATTTGTAACCATTCCCAGTTATTGGCTGCACAAAGTAGTCTCTATCACATTTAAGAAACTCAGCTAATTTCAGCTCATTCATAATACTTACAGAGTTTACACCCTTCTCGTACTTTTGATCTCCTCCAGATCGGAAGAGCACAC